ATTCTCGATTAGTTATTTGTTCATAATCTTCGTGTGTAGCACAAGGCATATAAATTGTTTGACCATTTTCAGTATGACTATGAGTACCTATACAACCTAAATCATTTGCTCGTGATTGTGCTTCTTGTGATGTAGTATATACATCATTTCTAATTTCTTCTTTAGGTAGTGAATTATAATCAATATCAATACTTTTTATTTCTTCTTCAATTACATCATTAGATAAAGGCATAAGATTAGCAGGTATATAATAATCATTCATTTCTTCATTTTCTTCATCTATACCATAATTCATTGCTTGTCTTTTTTCATTTGGTGTAGTCCACCAAGCACTACCCATTTGTTTTACTACACTATTCATTTCTTCTTGTAGTTCAGCAATATTTGAATAATCAAAATCTAAATATAAATTTTCACCAAATGCAGGAACTAACCATCTATTTAATTCATCTTTAATTTTATTTAATTCAGGTATAACTGCGTTTTGGTATAATGATTTTTTAGCTTCTATCATATTATTATATGTAGATGTATCTGTGTTATTTAATAATTGCACAGGTACTTGATAAATATTACATAAATCTTTTATACTTGCATTATATTGTTGTATTAAAGAAACATCTGTTGCATTTAAACCAAAGTTTACCCAACTTAATTTTTTAGGTGTTATAATTATATCACCTGCATTATCGCTACCTTGATATTGTTGTCTAAATTTATCTTTTAATTGTTGTGCTTGTACTTCATTTAAATCTCCTTCATCTGACATTAATACACCTCTTGAAGTTTGATTTTGTAAATATTTTACACCTGTCGTTACTGCTTCATTATTTGTATCTAAACTTCTAAGACCTGCTTTTAATGGTGACATTCCATATAAGTGTGAACCTGTACCATCATAATATGGATTAAAATCTTTTATATGACAAATATCTTCTGCATCAATTTTATATTGACCTGAATAATCTAAACTATATCCTGAAACTGGGTCAAAAATTCCATTACTATTTATTTCAACTGATTGACTTGGTAAAATGTATAGTTCTTGCCATTTATTTTGATTTGGTCCTGATTCAGGTTTTATACCATATACATATCTGTTACCTGTTAATTTACCGAATGCTATAATTTCTTGAATCCAACTACTATAAGATTGTGCAGGATTTGGTCTTTCTAACAATTTATGTAAATCTGTATTATCTAATTCTGCTAATGCGTGTTTTCTCTGTAACAATGATTTATGTAAAATGTTTCCATTCATAAAACCACTAGTCATTGCTTTATATTTTTTTAATTCGTTTTGATTTTTGACTTCATAAACTTGAAAAGGTATATTACTTGCAGTTTTAGCTATTAAATTAACAATAGAATATACTGTTGAATTAAACATATATCCTTTTTTAATATATGTATCATCATTTTCAGGATTCCAAACTATTGATTGTCCTAAATAATTATAGATAATTTTATTAAATTCTGTGTTTGTATTTTGAAAATTCTTTTTAAGTATATTTCCAACTCTTGAGAAAATAGATGCCATTCGCTTACGATTTATATTACAAAAATAATAATTATATTACAAAGAAGTTTTGTTGCTTACCAAAGCTGCTAAAAGTTAAGTATCTCATAGCATCCATACAATGATTCATTCTATCTAAAGGTTTATTTATTATAGTTCCATCTTTCATTTCAGTCCAATAATAACTATGATACTCTTTAATTATATTTGTTGATTCTTTACTAATATAAATTTCATATTCTTTTAATAAACTAATTCCTGCATTTACACTTCCTTGACCTTTACGAGCAGGATTAATATATAATCCTTTTCTTTTTATTTCTTCTATTGATTTTGGTTCTGCTGAATCACCATAACATATTACTTGTTCGTGTCCACTAGCTTTAATAAATTCAGCTATTTCATCATTTGTCATTCCTTTGCTATATAATAATTCGTGAAAAAATAGTTTGTCATTTTTTTTATAACCAATAACTATTGCAGTAGGGTCATTACTAAAACCAAAATCGATTCCAATTATAGCATCATTGTCTGTGTCAAATTCTGGAAAATCGCTATATGGAATAAAATTCCAATTATTAAATATTTGTCTTGCACTAAATACTGCTTTTTGACCTTCACCATAAACTCGCCAATAGTCAGGGTCTTTTAATTTCATTCTTTCAATCTCATATACTAAATCTTGTGACAAAAATTTATTATCCTTGTAAGTAGTTATCCAAGTATCACAATCATCTCTAGGTACTAAATCATCATATATCCAATGTATTGGGTCACTAGGATTAAAATCAACAATAACCATATCTAATGTTCTCATATTAATTTGTCGAAAATCTTCAATAGTTAATTCATTTCCCTCATTTAAAAATGCAATGTTTCTTTTACGACCACGAATTTTTTGTGGTTCATCTACCGATAAAAATTCTATAAGATGTTTTCCATATTCAAAAGTGTTAGCTGATTTATTATGAACTCCTAAATAATATAATCCTGTTTTTTCAAGTATGGAAATTATATCCCTTAATACACTACCTTTTAATGCAGGTAAAGTTTTTCTTATAATAGATATAACTAAAGGTTCTTCAGATTCAGTTAATAAATAAGTTAAATATTGACAGACTGCATAAGTTTTACCACTTCTTGTACCTCCTTGGTGAACTCTAAATCTTTTATTTGAATTTATTAAATCGTAAAATTGTCTATTACAATGTTGTTCTATTCTTCTTGACTGGGTTTCCATTCTATTAGAGTTGATTTTATTGCACCATCGTGAACTATTTCACTTCGTTCAACATATCCTCTTTTTTTGCCTTTTGTTTTAAGATAAAATATTGTTGCTGATGTATTACCATCCTGTATTTGTTTATGCAATTGTGATTCTGCAAAGTCCAATGCTATGTTTTGTATATCAGCAACTTTGTTTGCAAAACTTTCATCTTTGTTAAGATACTCATAAAAAGTAGTTCTACCAACTCCAACCTGTTTACAAGCTGTTGTAACAACTCCTAAAGATTTTTCTAATGCTTCAAGAATTGCTTTTTTAGTATGTTCGATTTTGTTCGTTTTCATTTTACAAAATTACATAAAAAAAATCCCCTTTTGCAAGAGGACTTTTAAAAACAAAAAATGAATTATTTATTTTTTACATTTATTATTAAAATGTTTATCATAATTATCAGGTAAATTATGTTTTTTTATTAAATCTTCATAAACTTCAATTAATCTAATTAATGAATTATCAACTTTTATATAATCTAACATTAATTTATTTACAACATTTTCACATATATTAATGCAATTAATAAAATCAATTTGACTATCTAATGATAATTTTTTTATTTCACTATCTTCTAATTTTGAAAACACTTTTCTAATATTAGTTATTTCTAAAACTTCTTGATGTGTTTTTGTTGTATCGTATTTAAACTTTTCTTTTTTTAGTAGTTCTACTATATTCATAATTTCTTTATTATTTATTTAATGCCCATAATGTGCATTGGTTTGATGTTTAGGAGTACCATCCCATAATGTAGCCCATTCATAAGAATTAATCATAACACCTGGTCTTGTATGATTATAAACTTTTCTTCTAAACTTTTTAGGAAATTCTGATGCAGGATAAGGAAGCACACTATCTGTTGTATGACAATCTTGTACATCTGCATATTTCTTTTCAATTTTAACTAGCTCGACTTGTGTCTTGCCGCATAACCTTTTAACTTTATAAAAATTAATATTAGTTTGTTCATATCCCCAACTACTGTAGAGAATATCGTTTTCTTCTAACTTTATTATTGTTTCTGCCATTTTATATATTTATTTGATTAATATGATATTCTTCGCCATTATCTAATAAAACTCTATTTTGTATAATAGCTATTACTTGTACATCTTTAAAAAGTTTTTTACCGAATTTAGATGTTGTATGTAATCTAAACTTATCGCCTTTTTTTAATATATACATTTTTTTAATTTTAAAAAGGAAGATGGCTTTGCTTCTTTTCCGTTATTCAAAACCATCAACCTATATTGTTATTTACAAGTTTTTAAGTATTAATTTACCTTGTAATTGTTCTTGCTTATAATATACATCTGTACCTGCTTTAATAACCTTTTTATTGTCTAATGTTATATTGTGTTTTGGTGTAATATATGTTTTACTATAAAAACCTATTTTATCAGATACTGGTTCTTCTAATTTTAAACTACCAATAAATTTATTATCTAGATTATAATAATCTAAGTAATATGCTAAAGGTTTAAAAAAATTATTACTTGGTGGATTAAATGTATTTTTCATTTCTTTGCTTTATTTGATATAAATATACAAAGAATATTTTATATATGAAAGTTTTTTTACACTTTTTTAATATTTTCTTGCAAAAGTTTAGGAACTGCATTATTCCACTTAATCATATGATGTAATCTTTTATTTTTATTTCCCATTAAATTAATTTTTGTACAAGAAGGATTAAATAAAACTGTATAAAACGATTTAACATAAGTACCGCCATCTAAATAAAATTCAGTTAAACCACCAGTATTGCTTTGTGTATCTAATTGTTCAAGTCGTAAATCACAAATTGTTAAAAATATATGACCTAATGTGCCATATCTTACATAAGTATTAACATCTTCATTTATTCTTCCTATAAAAGGAAACTTTCTTTCAGTAGAGCATATAAAAAAATTCATAGCTTTTCTGCTTAATTTCTTTTTAAAAACTCTTGAATTTTCTCCACCTATAAAATCACCACCTTGTGCAATGCATAAAGTAACCGCATTAGTTTTTTTGTAATATTTAAACATCATATCAAATAATACACTTAAATTTTTTGCATTTCTTGCTTTGGTTAAATATGTTCCATTAGCATCTGCAGTATATCTAAAAGCAGTATAATCATCATCCAATACAATAAAATATTTATATCCTAATTTTTCAGCAATGCTAAATATTGCATTTCTTGCAAAAACTACAACTCTATTATCATTAAAATTATCACCAATATCAAATGTATTTGCATATTCTTGTTTATTAAATACAACTACTTCATTCGGAAAGTTTTTTTTGTAATCATTTACTTGACTATCATCATCACTACAAACTAAATATATTTTGCCCTTATATCCTTGTTTTCTTATAGTATCGTATGTATGTACTTTTTTTGAACGACCATAAGTTAAAATAAAAACTACATATTCATTATTCTTCTTCTCCATATTCTTCTATATATTGGTTTGTTATTTCTTCTCGTAATTGTAAATAACCTTGTGCAATTGCTTTTTCAAAATCAATAATAATTAATGATAAATCTTCAATTAATTCTTGTGTATCTTTTTCACTATGTGCATAATAATCTGCTATTTTTGCATAGTCAAATTTTAAATGTCTGTAAGCTGCATTTATTAAAAAATCTTTTTCTGTTTTCTTTAATTTAGAATCTTTTATTTTTTTAATTAATAAATTGGTTTTTTCATCATCTAATAATTCTGTTAATTTTGGTTTCTCGTCAGATGGTGTATATGTTGGTGCATCTATTTTATTTGTATATGCTTCTTGTAAATCTGCTTGTTCATCATCCATATCAAAAGTATTTACATCAAGACCCCAATC